TAAAGACTATCAAACTTAGTCCATTGCTCACCATTTACAGAAACTTTACATAAATTATGATCTGTTGTACCGTTTGTTTTAATATTAAAACTTTGCATCGGCTCTCCTGTTCCCGTAACAGTTTGTCTATCTAATTCTCCCTGCATAATACTGGCTTGGACCCAATTATTATTTGACTTTGGTAAAAGAAACTCGTCTTTTTGTGTCCTTATAAAATATGTCAAACCATTATTTTCATATTGTATTTTTGTATTTACAGGAATTATTAAATTACTACCAGCAACATCATCTGTCACACCAGGTTTCCATCTAAATCTAATTTCTCCAGTGGCAGAAAAACCTCTTGTTGGGTCATGACCTGTAAGTCTAGCCATACCATATATAGATTCTGGCTGTTGAGCAGTATATACGTTTTGTTCTACAACAGAATCTTCTATATAAAACATTAATAATTCATTTAATTCTGCCATGACTTCCATAAGCTGCGCAAATGGAGAAGCCGTTGTAAAAAAGTCCCCGGCTCTATCATAAACTCTAGAAATATAACTAGTAGAGTCTTCAAATATCTGACCGGCTGTTGCCCTAGCTTTTGTTAAAAATTTAAAATCTGCCATTCTTTTTTATTTTTTATTCTATTAATACACCAACAGTGTATTTTGAATCTATTACTATATTTAACATAGCAACATCTCTTATTTCACCTTTAGTAAATTCAACACTTACCTGCACGTTATATTTATCAGCCAATGGACAGTAGTCTTCTAACTGATGGTTAATTTCTGATACTATTTGTTGTTCATTCCATTGAAAATCATATATCATATCTTCAAGACTTGCACCAAAATCATGGTTTCCTATAACTTCGCCTTTATTTGTAAATAAAATCGTTTCTATTTGTGTCATTAAAGCCTTTATCTCATCCCCAGTGTGAATTATATTTTCATCATAATTAGGGTCTTCATAGTTATTAATATACAATTCCATTAATTATTTATCTCTTTTTTATGAGTGAAACATCCAATCGACACCCTCATCTCCTTTAATTTCTTCTTTTACAGCCTCTAATTCAGTATCTCCCATGTCTTTGATACCATCATAATTTATTTCAACCCCTCCTGGTAATTGAAACTGAAATACCGAAAGTTTAGAACCTATTGCTATTTTAACTTGCGCACAAACATATCTAAAAAAGATTTCATCATCGTAAAGCGCACAATTTGGGATGCTTTCGTAAATTTCTAAAATTACATCTCCTTTAGGAGTATCTCCCATAAATTTTAATTCTCCAGTAAGTCTAGAATAATGAAAACTTAACGGATTTTCAAGAATTTGCCTAGCCATATCGAAATAACTATTATTAATTACATAATACTGTAATTCTTCCGCAGATTGTGCGGCACCTGTTCCTTGATATGAATTAGCAAAAAACATTTTTTCAATTGCAAAATCATTTCCTGCTGTAAATCTAAGGTCTAGACCGCTTCCAGTACCTCCCCATCCAGAAGAAAGGTCGTATACACCGTATATAGAAAAAACCTCATTAGAACCGTCTTCCAATTCCGGTGGAAAATTAAGAGTCCTAGTGGCTTTAAAAGGATCGCTACTAAAAACGGTTTTTGGAACATGAAAGTAGTTTTCTCTTAAACTATATTCATAATTTTTTCTAAACCACTTTACAGCTCTTTTGATTATGTTCTTAACCTCTTTTGGAGGTAAATTTATAGGAACCATACAGGCTCCCGTTATTTCAGATGCAACCTCATCTATAAACACCTGCTCACATCCTTTTTCGTAGAATTTTGGGTTGTTTAAAAATTTATCGCTTCCATCTCTTATAATTCCCATGTTTATTTTAATATTTTTTACTATTTATCATTTCGGTTTTTTCAAACTCAGCATTTGGCCCTGTTTTACCATGTCTAAATATGCCACCAATCATTCTACCATCAAACATCGTATCCCATTGATAAACGTAACAATTTGTTAATTGACACGTCCTATTAGTATAACAAGACTCTACTTTTGAATCTTTTACCTGAGTACCTTGGTATAAATTGCATCTTTTAATATTTACAGAATTTAATTCACTTCTAAAAAAATCACAATGCTCTAAAGTACCTGTAATTTTACAATCTACAAAGTCGTAATACTCTAAATCAAAACAATTATTTAATTCACCTCCGTTTACTTGAACTCTAGAAATATCACTATCATAGTTAATAGCTCCTTTTTTCAAACCACCATGACTTAAAAGTTTTATAACTCTCGACTTTATTTTATCCCAATAAAGGTCTATTATTTTAGGATGGTGTTTTAAGTCTACTGTTAAATCTATTTCTGGGTAATAATCTTTAATCTTAGTATGGTCAGCCATTATAGCAATAAATGGGTGATTTTTATTAAGAATTCTTTTTAATTCTATAAGATTAAGATCGGTATATTTAGAATTGTTGCCAGTGTCCCATAATTGCATAAAAAATCGGTCAAGTAAATATAAAATATTAGAGGTTTTTTTATGATAATCTTTTCCTCCAATATATCTAAACTCTAAATATCCTTGAGCTAATTTTTCAAAATTAACTCCATAGTATTTTTCTTTTGGAAAATCAAAAACATGTGGGTTAACATTTTGTCCATTAAAGTAATTAGCCTCTATTTTAGGCATCACCCATTTTATAGACTTGGCATAAACACTATTTTCTCTTTCTGGAAACATTTTATAAACTTCGCGTTCATTAAATGTTAATACAAATTTAAGAGGGTCCATTTTAGAAATTAAACTGGGTTTTTCAGTTATTTTAGGATCGAAACTTAAATTTAAGTGTATCGAACTTTTATCTGTTGTATACCCATTATTATCAATCCAATTAAGAACGTTGATAATCATTATTCTTGCCTCTTTATAGGGAAGTGCTCCAGTGACCAGCTCTACTAAGCCTTTTCCACCAGACATATCCGGCTCGAGCTTAAACTCTTTATCGGTAGGTTTAAAATCGCTATGCGCTTTATCTTCTATTCTAATTTTCTTTTTAAGTAGTTCTTTTAATTCTTTAGCAACATCTTCTACTTTTTTATCAGAATAAAACTCAAACTCTACACCAACCAATCCTGCTAATAGGATTTCCTCCTTACTTATGTCTTTTGTAATTTGATATGTGAGCATGTAACAAGTATTATTTCTTTATATATCATGATAATCTAATAATACAATACACTATTACTCTATAGTTAAATATAATCAAAATAAACGACAAATAAAAATCTGGTGTAAATTATTTTTGTAATTTTAAGAAAATCTTTTTAGTTTCTTTTTCTATCCGAGTTATTATAACATTTATTTTATGTTTTGGTTTGTAAGCCTTTAAATCTTCAGCATTTTCAAATTCACTTACATGTAATAAACCAACAACACCTTCTTCAATTTCTATGAATAAACCATAGTCTTTACAAGATTTTACAGTTGCAGAAACCTCTAACGGAACTTTATATTTAGAATCAACAGTATCCCATGGGTTAATTCTAATTTCGTCTTTTTGAGTTAAGGTTATTTTCTCATTAGAAATAATGTCTTTTATTTTAAAAGTTATCTCTTCTCCCGGAAGTATTTCTCTGTTTTTATGTCTGACTAAAGTATCTCCATCTAAATCATTTATGTGAATCATTCCGGTAAGACAATCGTTAAATTCACAAAAAACTCCATATTTTGCAGAACCAGTAACAGTTCCTTTGATGTCTGCTGTTAAATTATTTTTAAGCTCTTCAATTGTTTCTGGTATTAGGGTTTTAAGATATGCTCTATGAGAAACAACAATTGTTCCTTTTTCTTTTGAATAACTTACGGGAACAACATAAAGGTCCTTGTCTAATACTGAAGAAAAATCATGTAATTTATTAATTCCAGCTAGACTTCCCGGCATAAAACAATCGATACCTTTTATACTAACCATATACCCCGCCTCTTCCATCATTTTCTTAACATTTCCTATCCATGCAGTATCCTGTGTATCGATAGCACCATACATTTCTTGAAATGTTTTTCTTCTCATCCCTTCAGTTATACTTCCTTGAAGAGGTTGACTATCAATATCTGGATCTGAAACAACAGTTACTTCACACTCTGAACCATATTCCAACGCTTGAACTAAAATAGGGTCTTCTTTGTCTAAATTTACAAAAACAAGCTGTCTATAACCTATGTCTACAGTAGCTATATTTTCTTTTTTAGAATAAATTTTACCAGAATACTGTACTCCCTGCTCGACAGTAGAGATTATGTCATGTTCTTCCATGTGCCCAATCATTTTATTGTATGTTTCTTGAGCATAAGGCTCTCTACAAAATACTTTGTGACTTGGGTCTTTAACTTTAATATGAGGGTTTGGGGTTCTTAATACTTTAGGACACGTTGCTTCATATCCTTCCCAATCGAAATTGCCATCGGCGTCGAAAAAGTCTGCGTTAGATTTTAATTCAATCATTTTATTTTTTTAAGGTGTTCGTTAATTATATATCTATTTAAAATGTGGTATTATATTATCATAATAAAATATTATGTTATGTTTATTATGGATGGAATAGGAGCCACCATGCTTATTTTTATAGGAGATGCATTAGGGTATGCACCGCAAATAACAACACCGGGTGGTATTGTGATGTCTACATCTGCAAGTTTTATCTGAGTATTAATAGCCTTTGCCAATAGAGGTATTACGTCTTCTCTCATCCACTCACATATTTGTTTCGAAATTTCTTTTGAAGCAAGAGTTGCCTCTTCCTTCCAAGCCTTCTTTTTAGCCTCTTCTGGGTCTATTCCAGGCGCCATTAAATTTTCTAAGCCCCATTCTGCCATCTTTTTATTAACGTCATATAAACCGCCTGAAGGCGTAACTAATTCTTCATTTTTAAAATTACTTGTTAAAAAATCATTATTTCTAATTGAAAGAGGGTCTCCTCCTTCTAGTCTAATTTGTAACATTTGTTCGCTTGAGGTTATAATACCTTGCATTGCTTTTTCTAATACTTTATCTACTAACATTTTATTATTTATTGGGTTTTACTTACTTGACTTAATTCTGTACTCGTTAAAGGTACTAAAGGCGGTGATGTTGGTAGTCCAAAACCAATCGCTGAATGGGTATGAGTATTAAAAAGGGTCTGAAAAGTGTTTCCCTTTATAAGTGATTCCATTGCGTTTTCACCTAATTCTACTTTAGGACTATTAATATGAACCTTAGAGGCTATAACTTCGGCATTTGCTGAAGTTTCGACAGTTATATCTGCCTCGGAATTTACATTAATTGTGTCAGTTGCTGTTATTTCAACCTGACCTTCTGTAAAAACATATATTTTATTTTCAGCATCTAGTTGAATTAATGGAGATTCTTTTGCTCCCGATCCTGTTGTAATTACTAAACCATCTTCAGGGCTCCAATAGACTCTTAAATTTCTCTCAGCATCATATACCAAAGATATACAATCTTGTGCAGCTTCACTGGCTTCTAAAACATCGGTTTTTAAATCTACATTTTGGTCTATTTGGTAAAAATATTCTGGATGATATATGTCTCCATTATCAAATCTTATAGCAACAATATCTCCTATTCTGGGAACAGCGTGTGCTCCGGGAGCTGCTCTATTAGCAGGAGTAGCCCATGGAATATTTTCCGCAGGAATAGAATCAAACTTACCAAAAACTTTAACTTTTATTCTACCATTAAAATTAGGATCGACATTATCTAACACTTCACCTAACCAGTGAGTATCTCTTAAGTTATCAACAATTAAATCTTCTACGTTCATATTATATTTATCTCAATTTTCTGACCAATTTCTCAGGGTTTGTTCTATTTCTTCTGAGTAGTTTAAATATAATTGTATGTCTTCTGGTGAATCGCAAACTTCTCCTTTTATTAATCTTAAACAAAAAGCTGCTATTTTATCCTTCGTCTCCTGATCCATTTTCATAAACGTTTGAACTATCTAACTTCCTTTCTCTTTTCTTTCTAGCCGAGTTAATATTATCAGGTGCAAGCGGTGTTTCAGCCTGACTAGGTGTTATTATATTATCTGGTGATAACGCAGTTTCAGGTTCTGAAGGTGTTATCATATTTGCAGGTGCAAGTGGTGTTTCAGATTGAGAGGCCGGCATCATATTTTCAGGAGCGAGTGGAGTTTCAGATACACTTGGTGGAAATATATTCATTTTAGGTAGAGCTCCTTCTTCAGCAACTGAGTTATTTTCTGTAGCTTTATTAACTAAATTCATTATTCCATTTATACTTCCTGCGTTTAGAGCATCTTGAATATTTGAAAGAGCATTTACACCGTAAACATTACCTAATAAAAGACCTCCTAATGTATCAGCAACAAATCTTCTAGCTGCTCCCGCTGCAGTATCCATTAAATCTCCTATTAAATTAGGACCTGCATTTTCAATTTTTGCAGCAATACTATTTTGAAAATCTTCTGCACCTCTGTTAATCTCATTCTTGTATCCTTCTATTTTAGACTCAACTAATTCTTTAATTTTGTCTCCTTTTTTAAAGCCGTCAACCTCTGTTTTTGCTAAATCTTTTAATTTATTTGCAGCTTCTCCTGGGTTAAATATCTTTTCCTTTGAAGAACCGGAATGTCCTATCTCTATGGGATTGGTAGTAATAGCCCCTCCACTAGGAGAATTTGCCCTACCGCTTACAGAATCTCCGTAACTTGCCTGTTGGGGAGGATTCTCTTGCCCAGGTTGAGGACCCACTACAGATTCTGCCATTCTGTTTTCAGCAATAGTGCCCTCAAACGCATTCATATATTGTTTACTATAATATTTTATGATTTGATATCCTATTTGAAGACCTACACCTTCTAAAAGTTTAGGTTCAGCATTACTTATACCAGTAAGAAGTTCAATACCATTATCCAGTTTAAAATTACATTTTTTAAAATGGAGCATAAAATGGGCTTTATTTCTTCCCGCAAGCCCAGTATTAATTTCAAAATGCTTTCGAGGGTCATTTGAAAAATCATTTCTAGCCTTTTTACTAGTATCGTTTTTTCTTTTATGGAACCTTCTAGCGTCAGATACAATCACATACATATCAAAATAATACATGTTATGTGGAAGAACCTCACACCACCTTGATATATCTATTGCAATATCTCTATACATGTCCATCAAACCAGTAATTAAAAGATCTGCAGATTCTAGACATTTTATTTTTAAAACTGCATCGTCTCCTCCTCTATAATTTTTCTTTAAATCATTAAAAGTAAAAGCCTTTTCTAAACCTTCTATTTCTTGAAAAGTCCATGGCATTTCTGTAATTAGTTTTTGAAAGTTTTTAGTAAACCTGGCGAGTTTATCAGCCCTTTCAACTTCACCTAAAGTATCTCTTAAAAACTCTTCGGCCATTCCATTAAATAATTTAGAATGGTGGAAGTCTATCATAATAAAAAAGGAAGTATATGTCGGGTCATGGTACTGATGCTGTGCATAACTTCTCTTTTGAAAGTGAGTTTTTGTATGATGCGGTTCTTCAGGTCCTACGTCTTTAAAATGTGTTGCCATACTATTATAATGTGTTTGTTAAAACAGGCCACTCTCTTCTTAAAAGAGTTATTTTCTGTTGAAGTGCTTTTTTACCATTTTCATATATATATTCAATTCCTCCAACAACATAGTGTCCTGATAAAAAATCATCCATTTTAGCTTCGTCATTTCCACCTTCTCCTTCTCCTTCGTTTTTAAAATCAAATGCTTTATCGTCTGTTTTAACTCCTTTTTCTTTTTGAACCTCTTCATTTATTTTAGCTCCTTCAACCTGAGTTGGAGAAACATGGTACATTATTACCGGCACTTTTTGAAACTTATACAAACCTGGATTAAATTGCTGTAATTCTACAATAAGTTTCATTTTTTCAAGCTCGACTATATTTTGATAATTGTTTAAAAAAGAATATTTATGATTCATGTGTACATTTCCTTCTAAAGCATTATCTTGCATCCTGCCAATATACTTATTTTTAATATGAGTTTCATAATGACTTTCATCTCTTCTACCCTTTAAAGGCTCTTCCATATCCCTTAAATTAGTACTTGTAAAAGACTCAATGTCAAATTCTACAGATTTTAACTCTTCATCAAGATCGTCATACATTGCAAGAGTTCTTTTATACCCATTATTTAACGATATTGTGTTTGAATTATTTTCAAGAGTGTATTGAGATATTTTTTGACCGGTTCCTTCAGCAGTTTGATTATTAGTTAAATATAGTTTTCCCTCTAAATTATCATTCTCTTCAGTGCCTTTGTCTTGGGAAAATGACTGATCGAAAGAACTGAAAATGTCTTGACCATCTTCACCTTTTTGATTTACAGAGTTAAAAACTTTATTTATTTCTACAAAATTTAAGTAATAATATTGGTCTATATAAAAATCTTGAAACGCCTCTTCACCAACATAAGAAGTATCAACAATATTCTGAATAAAATCGAAAGTTCTATCAAATGGCTGAATTCTGATTTGTTCATCTGAAGTTGAGTCTATATTAGTTGCTACACCCAAACCAAGTTCTGTAGCAACCTGTTCTATATGGTCTAAACTTGTTCCAGATTCAAATGATCTGCATTGTTCACTATATAAACCAGGAACTTTTGCAATTCCCGTAAATGTGTATGTCCTTTCACTATTGGGTAAACCCGCTGGCGGAGATATTATAGAGGTAATATCAAAGTCCATGTGAATACTTTTGAATGTTTCTTGATTTTTAGAATTAATATAAAGAGTAATATGGTCTCCGTCTCTTGGATATTGAGAAACTTCAAATCCTCCGGCAGAATCTCTTAAAGTTATTAATAAAGTAGGAGTTGCTCCGTTTGTGTCTAAAGACATATACTCCGTATCAGTTGGTCTAAAAATATATCCATTAATAATCGCCAAAGGCTCATCTGTACCTACCGCTTTGGATTGTTTATCGGCTTCTTTGTCTTCATCTAGTCTAGGAACCTCAACTTTAGTAGGCCTTATAGAAGGCTCTACAACAACAAGAATATTATTATCTAAATCTGCCATTTTTAATAACCTTTACCTGACCTTTTAGAAGAGTTACCTCTACGTTTACTTTTAGCAGCTGCTCTACTTTCTCTAAGTTGTTTTTCTAAAGAAGCCTGTGTCTTTTTTAAGTTTTCAATTTCTTTGGCGTAGGAGTCCATAATAGCCTTTTCTTTATCTCCCATGTTTTTAGCTTCAGCAGCCATTATTTCTTCAGGAGTAGCTTCTCCCAATTCTTGAACTTGTGTTGAACTAGAGCTTCCATCAGGTTTTACCAGTGTTTTAGTAATTGTAGTTGATTTTTTACCTGAATCTATAGTAGATGTTTTTACAGTAGATTCAACACCCATAAATACTCCATTTTCAAATACCTTTTTAGAAGAAGTTTCAGGAGATCCAAGCGCCAACGATTCACCATTATTTTTATCTGCTTTTGATTTTTTATCATTTGACTTTTTAGCCTCTTTTACAGATTCAAAATTTTCTAGTGGAATTCCAGCTTTTGCGAGGGCGTTAACGTCTTTTAAAGTTAAACTTTCCATATCTTTTTCTAAAATAGATGGATCGACTTTTTTCCAACTCTTGTCTTCTTTTACTTTTTTAGAGTCTTTTATTGACTTTGAAGTATTTTTAGGATTGTATGATTTTTCAGGTGTCATTGCTCCCATCCCCATTTCGGTAGCTTTTTCTCCATTCTTTTCTGTAAATTTAAAAGTTTTAAAACCAGATTTAAGCATGTTAGGCGGTAAAACTTCTTTAATTTTATATTTCTTTTTAAGAAAATCAGACCTTCTTTTATCTTTTTTAGTAAGCCTTTTACCATCTACAAACTCCTGTCTCACAATATTATCAACAACATTAGAAGGTCTTTCTAAAGCCTTAAAGTTAGGCCCCAATGTTGGTATCTTAATAATATCTCCCTCGTTTATTGATAGGGGATCTGATATACCATTAAATTTTAGAAGATAGTCAATATGTTCTTCTGAATCATAGTGCAGTAGAGATATTAAATCAACCCTACCTACTTCATCCGCTTCTACGGTATGGGTACCGTCTAAACCTATATCTTCTTTATCGATAAAAAGCATCGTAGGTTGAGTAAGAACGAGCTTACCTTTATCAACTATTTTATTTAATAGACTTTTAAAATTCATTTTTATTATCCGTTACTAAATTTAGAAGCCTGTCTAGCGGCATTATTTTTTCTATCACCGTATACTTTACCATAAGCATCAACATCATAACTTTCATTAGGGTCCATGCTTCCTTCTTCTGTTATATACATTCTACCACGACCAGCGTTAAACATAGATTCAATATCTGATTTATCTCTTGGTCTAGCAGGTTTACATGTTATGGAAACTTTTAATTTTGTTGGAAAATCTTCGTAACCCAACGGCCCATCAAATTCAAATTCTGCAGCTTCGCATGTTAAGTTTCCAATAACGGCGATTGGGTTAAGAGGATTTCCTATTGTAAGGTGCCAGTTTCCTGTTGCATCACCACTTAAAAAAGCCGCTGCAACTTGACCTCCTTGTGGTCCTCCTAAAAGGTCCATAAGAGCTCCTCCCATAACGTTGTTTAATATTTTACTGTCTCCACCTTTCATAAGGTCTTTAACACCATTAGTTACTGTACTGGCTAAATCTTTAACAACACTTCCTAAAAACCCCTTTAAATCTCCACTTTGTAGTTTTTTAAGGTCTCCAAAGGGTTTTCCTTTTTTACCTCCACCTGTGTATCTTACAGCTCCTCCCCAAAACGGTGCAGTTGTATACGTTAATATTAATAAGTTTGATAGAACATCTAAGAATGCAATTTTAGGACTAACTCCTGGAATTCCTTTCATGTCATACTCAAACTTTAGTTTAAATTCTTGAGAAAATGTTAAACCAGCCTCTCTAACCCTAACGCTTTTAATAATATTTAAAGGTACTAAAGAATGGTTAGGATATGTTTGTTTCATAGGGTCCCATCCTCCTCCTTGTTGTTTTCTTCTATGTGTCGTTGATGCACTTTCCCCAGCAAGACCTCCTTGAATATTTTCTGAAAAAGGCATAGAATCTAAAAACCCTCCGAGTTTACCTCGATCCCTCGGCTGACTATTAATTTCCTGCATTTTAGATTCTGCATCTTTCCAATTATATCCAACCGTGAATTTAAGAATTGCATTCAGCTGATTTCCAGGTTTTTCTCCCATCCAAGTAACAGCCTGTGCTAATGCATTCTGCTTACTACTGTAAGATTTTCCATTGTTACCCCATTTTTTAGGTCTGATAATATTATCTTCACATGGAAATGGAAACCTCCTAAGAGTAAGCATTTGATTATTTGCTATTTTACCGTAATATTTTGTAAATATAAAATCGCTATATTTGTATTGATAGCCAGGAGAATCTTTTAGTTTACTTGTCTCTTCAATTATTGTTTTACCAGATGGGTTAACAGGAACACCCTGAACCCCGATATAAACTTGAGGTTTTTGATATTCCCCAGCAGCAATACCGTCTTTGTTTGTATGCCCTGTCATGGGAGTACCTCTATATCTCATAAGACTCCATTTATTAGCTAGCGCCCTAGGAGCCTCTCCTTTTTCTTGAAAGTATTCTTTTTTACCTTCTTTTTTAGAAATATTATATTTTGCCGGTCTTTTAAATATTTCATATCTTGGAGGACCGGCAATATCTTTTGCAATTTGTTTACTTAGATTAGCATTGTTAATGGTGTTTTTTATAGATTCAAATTGTTTAATTGTCTCTTTAAATGTGAGTTTAGGGTTACCTTTAGCACCAAACAAATAGAATGGATATATTTCATCCTGTCCCGTTTTTACATTATTGTATTTCCAAGCTTCACCCGCAGGTAAGGTCTCATGAGAAATATACGTGTAGTTTTCTATGTCCATTAATAAACTAAGATTTTTTATTATATATCTTTAATCTCTAGACGTGTTTATCTAACTCTGATATATTTGCCCTATATGTAAGGTTATCATACCACTTTGAATCTTTAGGCGCTCTTTCTCCTAAAAACTTTTTAAGAGCATTAATAAATTCTACTTTGGTATGAAAATAAAATTCACCTTTACTATATTGGTTTCTATTAACCATTTCGTAAATTTCTTTTAGATTTTTTTCTATTAAAAATGTTTGTATATTATTAAAAAAGTCTAATTGTTCTTTTCTTGTTTTGCAGCAATAAACACTATCAACAACCACTAAGTATTTTTCCCAATTATCTCCATTGTAAGTTTTTTCAACAAACTCATCTATTGTATTAATTCCTGATCTGACTAATTTGTATCTCGTGTCTGAACCATTAAAATCTCTAAGTGTTCTGCCTTTTATTAAATATTTTTTAACAAAGGCAACATCTTCATACATTTTATCAATTTTAATTTGATATTGTGGGTTGTATTCGTCAAATTTAATATCGTAAATAATTCCCCTAACAGAGAATAAAATATTTGGATGAGTAGTTGTAGATATTAAAGCATGAATAGACTCTCCCTTTGAAAAAAGTTTATGTCTTATCATTTTCTAAAAATTTAACATTGTCAAATTTACTTAAAACGCTAGGGTCTAAACTATCATCTCTATTGATAACTACTAAATCAAATTCGAGACCTCCAGATATTTCAGATAAAAACGCTCTAAAATTTAAAACGTTTTCTTTATCTAGGTTTTTTAGTAAATATGTTATATTTGCGGTATCCTCCTCTTGATAATCTTCTAATCTCTTATTTTTTTCAATAAGATTTTTTATCATTTTTTGTATTTGTAGAGAAATAATAGTATCTGAAGGAACATGTCCAAAGGGATCGCTTTTTGATAACCTTTCAGAAACATCATTATAGGATATTATCTGAGTTTTTGTTTTGTCGTAGTCTTCCCCTTTTTTAATATCTCTAGCAAGTTTATTAAATTCGGTTTTTGTTTTACACCATATACAATCAACCTTTAGTTTCATATTTCTCTAATTGTTTTTTATAGTCTTTTAAAAGAGATTCAGCAGCACTGATTCTTTTTTTAAGTTCAGTATGAGTCAAACTAGAAGCAGGTTTAGGTTTATTAACAACTCCAATATTTAACCTTTTTGGGTCTTCATTGTTTCCCAATTCTAAACCTATATCCAAACAGAGGTCTTTTAAAAATTTAGTTCTATTTTTAAAATCATTATCATTATCAAATGAGTATAAAAGTTTTTGGGCATATAGTTCGCCATTCCCATTTATATTATCATCTTCTAATGTTCTAACAACACCATTCTCTGCTATGTCTAATATTATTGTAACCATTATATTATGATAATCTTTTATTCTTAGATTCTAAAGCCTCTTTTTTAAGCCTTTTTCTTGTTTTTTTATCTTCTTGCCAAGTTTCTTTATCCCTTACAAGTTCCAAAGCGAAAGCCTCTTCTAATAATTCTAGCTCTTTTCCCTCATACCCTTCTGCTTTACATTTTTTCATGTATTCGGCTCCAGCATGTTCCATTCTTTCATATCTTTCTTTTTCGATAGCTTCCCAAGTTGCCTTATGTTTAGCCTCTCCTTGTTCTCTATTTCTTCTGCGAAATTCAACTCTTTGTGGATGGTTCCAGGGTAATTTTGACATTGTTTTAATAATTCCCATTTGTCTATAAGCCCTTCTTCTTTCTTGTCTGTTCATAATAATAATTTTGAATAAATTGTTCTACTTGATTATTTAATTGCTCTTCTATATTATTTATCTGTTTTTTAACCAGCTTCTCTAGACCTCTTCTCAATTCTTCATCATCTACATCTTGTTGAAGAGCCTTGAATATAGTCTTACTGGGTAATTTTATACCAACACTTACATCGATATTAGTCTTATTCTTTTTACTAAGTTTTTCTAATATACCTACCATTAAATCATCTTCATCAAATGTACTTAACGATTTATCGTGGCTTGTTGGCTGGCTAATTGTTACTGTAGGTTTTTCTCCCCTTTCTGCTTTTTTAATATTTTCAGGACTTGCTCCAATTAATATAGATGAAGTCTCTTTAGCCTCGTTCATATCTATAGACCTTGTTAAATACTCATCAATTAATTTAGGGTTTATTTTGGTTCCATCTGTAAAGTACAGCCAGCCATCTTTAGTTTCTTTTTCAGTAACAATTTGACCTATCCTTTCAGATTTTTGCCAAACATATATCTTTTCTTCAACTTTTTCTTCTGCCATTTCTATATTTTTATTATTATATTTCTTTTTTCTAAAAAGTTTATCTAAAAATTTCATAACTTACCGGTTACACCGACCTACCTACTGTTTTTCCTCAGCGAGTAAACCCTCTTCTATTTTTGAATAAATGAAGTCTATTCCTTCAGAACTTCCAATAAATACTTCAACTTTAGCCCAATATCTAATAAAGGAATTATGGCCTATATTATTATATTGTTCTTTTATCATTTTAAGGGAAGGTACATGTCTTTTGTTTATGCTCATATTATATTATTTTATTATTTTAATTCTATTTTTAATTTCATCTGGTAGAAAATCTACCTTATTTATCAAGTTACTAAAACATGCATCTAGAATATATGTTATTGCCCAATCTTCCGGGTTTCTTATAGACCTTCCAATTCCCTGTTGAATTGTGATACCTGTTTTCCAATCATACCAATTATTTGACTTTTTCATTTTAGCAAGATTTAACGGGTCTCCAAGTGATGGAAACGGAACTTTAAAAAATATTTGAAACCTACATGTTTCGTCGTTAAAGTCTAGCCCTTCTAAGATAGATGGGCCCATTATTACTCCGTTAATACCTTTTTTAAATTTAATCAAAGCGTCTTCTTTTTCAGAAGAGTTATTATATTCTATAATTCTTCTAATATGTGATGAATGTTGTTTTATATATTGACTAAATTCGTAACTACCTGTGTGAATCAAACCTCTCTGATCTTTATGTTTATTTAAAATCTGGTCAAGCACTTTAATAGCCTCTGGTAAACTTTTTTGCTTATGCTGCATTGACATTTTAAATCTATTCACAAATATAATAGGTGATTTCTCGTAATTAAAGTCGTTATTAAGTTTAATTACTCTAGCATTTTCGATGCCCATAACTTTACAATATGTCTTTGGGTCTCCAATTGTCGCAGACATGAACACTTTAAAACCAGACCTTTTATGTAGGTGTTTTCTAATCATTGCAGCCTCACTTAAACACATGAGTTTTATTTCGCCGTCTTGTAGATTTTTACTAAACAACATTGACTCAAGACCCTCTCTTTCTACAATTTCTAAATAGTCTTCAATTTTACAATGAACATCTTTAAGATAGTCAAGTTGTCCAAATGCTTTTTTCCATTTTTTAGGAAGTGGAGAATCAACATCATAGCCAAACTTAAACCTACTTTGCTTTTCTAAATCTCCTCTTCTTTTTAAAATTAAAGACAGAAACCCTTTAAGCTTATTCAGTTTAAAAACCATTTCTTCATTCTGATTAGCGTCTAAGATTTCATCCATTAGTTTTTCTATATAAGACTTTCCTGCAGTCGGAGCTCCTATGCCCTCTGAAACCATGAAGTCAATCAAATCAACCGTTTTAAAAAGGGGAAATTTTTTTAAAATTGGAGAAAAATGTTTCTGAACTATTTCGTCTACTTTATGAGCTTCATCAAAGAAAGCAAAGTCCCGTTTTTTAAATGGAAAAAAATTATCAAAGTCGTCTATTTCCAAACGTTCACTATCATTTAGGGCCTTCGGCCCAGGTTCCTTATTCTGCAGTTTATGCTGCTTCTGTGCTATTTTAAGGTTAACATAATTCTGTTGTATCATCCACCAACTGTAATTAACCAATGTAATGGGGGAAGCCATTGCCTTTTTTCTGCTTATGATATAACCACATGTCTTTCCACATGATAACTTTTCGGCCTGTTGTAGACTGTAACCTCTCATCTTGCATTGTCCGACGCTAAAGGGTAGACCGTTAAGGTCACATTCATAGTTATCTATGCCTCGCACCGAAGACCACCCCATTTTATAGCCCATAATGTCTTTTTCGTACTGGTCTTGTAGAGATTTATCTGAAGTGATTAGATAACCTTTATAGCCTAACTGTCTGAGTATGTATGAACACCATAAGGCAATGATTGACTTTCCTGTTCCTGTCGGAGCATCTAATATAATTGTACCGTGAGGATCGTTAAAGTATTGTTCGCATATTACTTCTATAGTCTTTCTCTGATTGGGTCTGAATTCAAAGTTACCAAATACCTTTTCTTTTAATGCTTTATCTATTAGGTTGGTTATATTACTCATTAAGGTTTAGGTCTTTAGGGTGTATACGTTCTACTTCTATATTGGCTTTCTTTAATAGTTCTATACCTGATAGGTCTCTATATGCTTCAGTCCAATATACTTTCTTTATTCCTGATTGTATTATCAGTTTTGAACAGTCAAAACAGGGAGAGGTGGTAACGTAGAGCGTCGCCCCAGTCGAACTTATTGTAGATTGGGCCACTTTCGAGATAGCATTTGATTCGGCATGAAGGACTTCTCTTTTAGTAGTGTCATCAACTTCACAACAATTATCAAATCCATTGGGTGTACCGTTATATCCGAAACTGATTATTTGCCCATCTTTTACAATTACCGCACCCACTTGTCTCCTTTCAGCATAGCTGCATTTAGCAAACTGATAGGCCACTTCCATATATACTTTCTTTATCTCTAATTTCGGCATGTCTTTGTGTATTAAAAAAGGCTAACTATAATTATATAGATAGCCTCCTTATTTGTTTAATCGATGTTCGCAATATTTTTACGTAGAGATTACTTTTTAAAAGCTAAAAAGAATTCTCTTATAGCATAGCCATATCCAATACCTGCATAGAATATGTCTTTATCGAATAGTAATAGAGTCGCAACTGCTCCTGCTAAGGCAGCTTTAAACCATGACCTGTTTACTATTGAAACTATCTTTTCTTTCATTATAATTAATATTTTTTGTTATCTGTAGGCTCAGCAATAACTGCGTCGTTACCTTTAAGATGAATTTCTTCAGCGTCCCTTTCAGCATCACTTGCCAATTCAACACCATAAGCCTCACACGCTTCTTCTATTTTCTTAGCATAGGCTTCTTTCATAGTGTTACAAGTTGCTTCGTAGGCCTCTTTAGTGTATTCTTCATCAGATTCTTTCATTTCTTCTAATGCCTTTGTAGCAATAGAAGCTGCCAATGCAGCATTTTCTTTCATATAAGATTCTGCAGTATGCTCTTCATAATCATCAGATTCGTAAGCCTTAGCCTCATCTTTTAGGGCCTCTTTTAATTCGTTCATCATTTCAGCAACCGTTTTTGGTTCCTCTTCTGAACTAACTTCGTTAGACTCTTCTGTAGTCTCTTCCTCTTCAGTTTCTTCTGTGTCGGTAGTCTCTTCAGAATCAGTAGTCTCTTCAGTATCTTCTACATCAGTAGTCTCTATATCTGTTTTTTCCGTATCAGTGACTTTAGTATCAACTGTATCAGTTGTTGGTTCAGCAGTAGCTGTTCCCGTTTTTGCAGAAAATTCTTCAAAAGATAGAATATTACCTGTTGTTTCCATAATTTTAATTTTTTTAGTTTATAGTCTATATATCATTATAATATGATAATCTTTTTAATACTGATCTACAAGCATAGGGTCAATTGAAGATATCGACATAGGAAATTCACCTTTTAGGTATTTAAGAACAGCCAATTCTTTGGCTTTTGCTTCGATTTCAACATCGACTTCATAGTCAAATGTTGGAATATTTTCATAAACATAATCAGCATGTGCTCGATTCATAACACTTGTATCTTCATGTAATTTTCTACAAGAACTGTAATGTGTACATTGTCTAATTCCTTCAGGCCATGTAGATCTGGCAAGTTCAAATGCTTCTTGTACTGGCATTGGGTCTTCATAACACCAATGGTGGTGATAGTCAAACATTACTGGACAGCCAATAACATCACTGATTCCTTCTTTAAGGTCTTTTACAGAGTATTGCGCTTTTTTGTCGTCGTTTTCGACAACAAGTCTGGTTTTAACAGATTCATTAAGTGTAGGAAATATTTCACAAAACCTTTGCATTGCTTCTACTTTACCACCTTGCGCAGTATTTACATGAATATTAATTGGCGCCCAATGATTCCTTGGTAGATTAAGTAGGTCCATAATTTCGCCATGTTGATTCAATTCTTTAATAGAATTTGTAACAACTCTAGGGTTCAAACTGGCTAGTACACAGAATGCACCTGGATGAAATGTAAGTCGATGATTGTGTTTCTTTACAAAATGACCGATTCCTTCAAGGAGGGTCTTAATTCTAAGGTATGTTGGAAGGTCTTTAAGTTCGTATTCGCTCATCCATGGAAACATATTACCTGATAGACGATAGAGTCTAATATCATTTGCTTCATTCCATTTAATAATTTCAACAAGGTCTTTAATATTTTCAAGTGCTAGATTTCCAGCATGTTCAATACCTTTTTCTTCAAAGGTTTTTTTCTTGATAGATCTGGTAACTCTAATACCTTTATCGGCAGAGAGCGATCTATTTATACAACAGTATCCGTATCTTACTTTCATTCTCCCGGTTTAAAAAATTTATATACTAATATTATTAAAACTATTGGCCATAAAATAGTAGCAAATATTTTGGTACCCCATGGCAGTCTTATATTTTCTTCTTCGTCTATTCCACTCCGTACTATGGTATCAACTGAAAGGTCTATAAGAAAATTCAGTATAATTCCACAGCCGATATATATTAATAAATGTTCATTCATATAGATTATATGATAAAATTAAAAAATGTTTAATTGATTTCTTTTGACCTTTCTGCAAGATGTCCTTTTTGTTTTTCTAATTCTTTAATTAAGTGTCGAAGTCTTCTTTCCATTTCATTAAGTCTTCTTTTTTCTTCACATTTAGGATTTTTTTCTAAATAATATTTGAATTTTTCTGCTGCTTCTTTTCTGGTTTTTCTAAAACCTTTTCCACCAAACCTGCTTTCGCATTCTTCTACAAATTTAAGTTTTTGTTCTTTAACCTTTTCTATATTAGTCTCTAATTCTTCTATAACCCTATACATGTGGGTTAAGTATCTTAAATTACTTTCTTTCATTTTACTACATTATGTTTACTTATTTTATATTTATATTTCCATTCTTCTATAAATGAATTTCCAACACCAACCTCATCTAATACATATTCATTTGGGATTAGTGGTTTTCTTTTCTCTGTTAAAATATCGTCAACTTTAATATTATTAAAAACAGACATGTATCTTTTATTAGCTCTATTCGATTTTCTGTATACGACTACAACATGCGGTTTATCTTCTGCCATTACTTTGTTTTTTGAAATTTTAAATACCAATCATCTTTGAAAACTTCTTTCATATAAATTGCTAAATGTATTCTAGTTATAGTGTTTCCCCTATAAATTACACGACTTCTTTGTTTTCTTTTAATTAACCATCTCCAAAGCATGTCTAATTCTCTTTCGTCAGGAGACTCAACATTTGCATTTATAGATTCTAAAAAGTCTTTAACCATAAAATGATTCTCTATTTCTTGAAACAATATTTCTCTTTCTTCTTTTACTTTCATTTCCAAAATAATTGAATTAATATTAATACTAGAGCCAATAATAGACTCACTGCTGTTTTTAAATTAACGCCTTCGTTTAAATGTAGCCAAGTTAATACTGCAAATATAACTACCCCTATTGAAAAACCTATAAATCTACCGGGCCATAATACTCCAAAATGAGCTTGAATATATTTTGTACCTAAGATAAACATATATGTTGTAAAACTGCCAAAAGTTATTGCTATTAACATAGGGTATTTTTTAGCCCATGGCCATATAAATTGACTGTTTGTTTGGTACCATACAAGCAATTGTGCTCCAAAATACATCAAACATCCTATTAATAAATTTTTCAAAACAGACTTTCGGTTTTTGTCAACATGTGTTGAATGAAACTTTTTCTATGGTGTTTTGTTGCACCATGTTCTTTAATTGCCTTTATATGAGATGCTGTACCATAACCTTTATTACTATTCCAACCATAAGGTTCATTACCTTCATTTAAATGTTTCATAATAAGGTCTCTTCCTGTTTTTGCAAGAATAGATGCAGCTGCTATTGAAGTGTATTTATTATCACCGCCTGTAATTGTTTGAAATGGAACTCCATTCCATCCTTTAAACTGATCTCCATCTACGAGAATAAAATCAAATTCTGCATATTGAGACATGTTATCTAGGCATGTTTTCATTCCTTCCATCGTAGCTCTTAAAATATTTATTTCTTCTATTTTATCTACGTCAATTGCCCAAGTCTGATGTGCTATTGCATGTTCTAATACCAGTTCTCTAGCCTCTTGTCTTTGTTTCTCATTTAAAAGTTTACTATCTTTAATTAAAGGGTGATTAAAGTCTTTTGGCATAATAACAGCAGAAGTGACTACTGGACCTGCTAAGGCTCCTCGTCCTGCCTCATCTAAACCAACTTCTATAAAATTTTCATTTAAAAAAGTTTTTAATTTAATGTGTTTTCTTTCTGTCATATAGATATTATATGAAAAAAATTAAAAAAGTTTAATTTCCGGTACTTCTTTTCCAGCTATCATATCGTTTAACAATGTCTTTTAAAATTTTTGCACGAACAATGTCGTTTTCAGTAAATAAGTGAATTCCAACATTTTTTACATCTTCTATTAATTCTATAAATTTTGGTAAACTAACTTTGCTTTTTTGTATGTCATATTGATTAATATCTCCAGCAACAACACATTTACTATTTTTACCCATTCTGGTTACAAATAACATAAGGGCTTTCATTTCTGCATTCTGTGCCTCGTCAAGAATCATTAATGAATCATCATAAGTATCTCCTCTCATATATGCGAGGGGTTCAAAAGTAATAAGATTTTTTTCAAACATAAGTTCTGTCTTTTCCCGTCCTATGATTTTTTCTATATTTGATTTGTATGATTTAAGATACGGCGCAACTTTGTCATCAACATCACCTGGAATAAAACCTAAACTTCTTCCACTATCTTCTAAAGGTTTGCATAAAACAATTTTATTGATTTCACCGGCAGCGAACATTTTAAGTCCAATATAACATGCTGTAAAAGTTTTTGAAGTTCCAGCAGGGCCATGACAAAAGATTATTTGGTTTTCAGTTACAGTTCGTACATAAGCTTTTTGTGATTGTCTCAGCTGTATTAATTTTAGTGAGTTACTTATGTGGTTTTTTAGAGAAACCCCTCTTCTGTTATTTTCTGCCATTCATTATAATTTTTTTAGTCTCCTGCCATCATCACAAGTTCTCTAAGTTCTTGTAAAATACTACATTTTTCGTATTCTTCTAGTTCTGAAAAATGTTTTATAAGCAAGTCAATATATTTAGACCTTTGTCCTATTCCATGAGGAATTTCTATAGATTGAGACCCTTCTTTATATACTACAAATCTATTAACACTTTTGGTTAAATTCTTTGAAAGAAGATTATAAGATTCTTCAAGAAGCCTATCTTGGTCGTTATTGTTTAAATATGATAACATTAAATTATGTTTATTTAAGTTATATATTTCAAATGTTGTTCAAGGATGGTATATTTTACACAGAATATTAGAGTATATTATTATGATTTTTTATCTCCGTATTTATGTTGAACATGTTTTGCTTTTCCTATTTCAGCTCTTCTTTTAACAGATTTTTTGGTAAAATATCTTTTTTCGTTAAGTTTTCTATTTTGTTTAGTTCTTATGACTTTACCTTTTAACTGTTTTAAAGCTCTTTCGATATTACCTTTATTATCAACTTTTAGCATTTTATATTTTTTCTTTTATTTTTTTAAGATGTTGACATTTTTCGTACTCCTCTGTTTTTTCAAACCATTTTATTAAAGAGTCCATAACTTTACTTTTTAATTCTTTAGGATAATTACCATAAAGAACATATTCTTTATTTTTAATTAAAGCATTGTATATTGTTTCATAAACATGTGCAGGATTTATTTCTTTATTAACTAACATATTTAATAAATCATCATAGTCGTTATCAAAAAAAATACTCATTTTTTAGCTTTAATTTTTTCTAAAATTTCAAGGTCTGTATCGTCAAAATTACTCCAATCTGCTATTAATTTTACTAACAAATTTCCCTTGTCATTAGTATTATATATCGGAAAACCTTTTTGAGCTATCCTTAAAACTTTACCAGGTTGAGATTTTGGAGGAACTTTAGTAGACACTTTGCCTTCTATTGTTTCTATTTCTATTTTACAACCGGTTAAAATATCATACCATGGCACTATTTTTTCGACCCACACATCACTTCCTTGAAGAATGTATTTAGGGTCCTGAAGAACTGTTATGCTAATAATCACATCTCCCCTAGGAGCTGAAGTGTTATACATATTATATGCGCCTTTTCCTTTTATTCTGAATTTTTGTCCAGTTTTCATTCCTGGTTTAAAGGTCATCGAAAGTCTTTCTCCATTAACACTAAATTCTTTACGTACTCCCCAATAA